AGGCGAGGGGGGATGTATTAAACCATGTTTAAATACTTCTGGCCGTGGCCAGATGGGATCCGTTCAACGTGCCAGAATAGATAAAACAAATTATTTCTGGAATAATAAAAACGGGTTCTTATGGGAACTATCCAAAGAAATAGAACAACTAAAAAAACGGGCTAGATCTCAAGGGTATAAATTTGCCGTACGACTCAACGGGACAAGTGACTTGCCCTGGTTCAAATACAAGGTTGACGGTGGGGGCTCTTTAATGGATCTGCATCCAGATGTGCAATTCTATGAATATACTAAAGTTTTAAACTATCTGGATCACGGCAAAAAAAACTTACATGTTACCTTCTCGGACAGTGGGACCAATTACCAGGATCAAGTTTTAGCCATGACAATGTATAACTCAAACGTTGCCGTTGTGTTTAAAGATAAGTTGCCTAAAAAATGGATGAGTCGAAGGGTTATTGATGGCGATAAGCACGACTTGAGGTTCAAAGATCCGAGGGGCGTGATTGTTGGATTGGTTGCAAAGGGTCTGGGCAAGAAAATTGAAACCAATTCTTTTATTAAGATTGCATCTTAATGGATCATTTTATTGCTTTTATACTAAGGATATTTATTTTCTTTCCTGGGGTCGTGGGGCTGCTATTACTCATTTTAATTCTTTTTTAGAATTATTCTAAACTAGTTTCAGGGGGCAGCTCTGCCCCCTTTAATATTTAATTGACATCTTATCAAATATGATCATAATGGGACACGTGATAAACATAAAAAACAACTTAACAAAAGAGGTAAAAAAATGAAATCACAAACGATGAAAAAACACAAAAAACTTGAGGCTAATATAAATCAAAAGTTTTTTACAACTTGTAAATTAAACGATAATAGAAAGTCGTTCCAAAAACTTTGGACAAGTGTAAAGGATGAAACCCTTCCCCTAGTCGAAGAGCGAGGGGGCTTTGTTATTGGTCATTTTAATAATTTTGATTATTCATTAGAAATAATTAAAAAAGCCACAACTCGATTTGATATAAAAGCTTTTAAGGATAAGCATCCTGAATTGTATGAAAGCTTTTTAATTGATGGTGAGTCAGTTGAATTAAAAACAAACTACAAACGATCTAAGTAAATGAAATACAAAGGATATACAATAAACCTTAGACCCCTTCGAGGGGTCGAGGGTCTTTGGCAATTAGAAATAGAGAAGGGCAACTTTATTTCAACTAGATCCGTAGGCGTTGAAATGACTTTAAAAGCCATCGAACAATACGCCTTCGATGAGATCGACAAGCTAATTAAAAAAGAAATAAATGAGTAGTATTGATTTTTATTGCTCAGTAACTTTCTTATTATTATTAGTAATATTAATAATAACGATATAAACACAACCCCTAGTAGTACTACTAGGGGTTGAAAAAAAATTAAATTATTTTTATTTTTAGTATTTACATATCTTATTATTTATGATTTAAATGGGATATAAATAAAAACAACTAACAAAGGGAAAAAAAATGACAACATATAGACACACAGAGACAATCAACCATTTAAATAAAATGGACCATAAAGCGATCGATCAGGACGTGAAGGCAGCTCGAGAAAAAAGAAAAAAAGAGCGAGAACAATTCGAGTATGATTATTCACAGACGTTCAAGTATGAGAGATCGAACGATAGTAACTGGTTAATTTATACAGGCCTAACGGAAAGTAATAAAGAATATTTAATTACACCTTCACTGGCGTTCTTTAATTTTGAGACAGAGGCAGAGGCTAAGAAATTCTGTGAGCAATTAAACAAGATCGCAGACACGGCCAACCATAGCAATAAGCATAACTATTAACGCTTTCCCTAAACGCCCCACGGGATCCGTGGGGCGTGATCCATTGGTCCTGATAGAGGTACCAACCAACTTTCAAAAATCAAATTAAACTTTTTTCAATTTTTTACCTAAAAATTTTTAGGTTCTTACATTATTTACCTTAACATTGTAGGACAGATACATGGAGTTAGGCTTCGTAGAATACAGGGGTTTATTTTTAGGGGACCCAGGTGTATATTGAATCTAGATGACTAAAGCAGAATTATTGACCACCGATCAATTACGAGAGAGGCTCGAAAAAGTGTGGCTTCAACATATAAAATTATGTCAGGATAACTTCTTATATTTTGTAAAGAATGTTTGGCCAGACTTCATATGCCGTACTGATAAAGATCCTGATAAGTGGGGCCATCATCAACATATTGCTCATGAGTTTACAAAGATATCTAAAAACAAAAAAGGAAGGCTCATTGTAAATATGCCTCCTAGGCATACTAAATCTGAATTTGCTTCAATCTATTTTCCTGCTTGGATGATAGGGAAGTTTCCTAAGATGAAAATTATGCAGGTGTCACACAACGCAGAACTTTCTGGAAGGTTCGGTGCGAAGGTAAGAAATTTAATTGACAGTGCAGAGTATAAACAAATCTTTGGAGATGTTAGACTACGAGAAGATAGTAAAGCTAAGGGACGTTGGGAGACCAATCAAGGTGGGGAATACTTTGCAGCGGGGGTAGGCGGTTCAATCACTGGACGAGGGGCGGACTTACTTATTATCGATGACCCACATACTGAACAAGACTCAATGTCTGATTCAGCAATGGAGAGAACTTTTGACTGGTACTTGTCTGGACCAAGACAACGTTTACAACCAGGAGGCTCAATTGTTCTTGTAATGACAAGATGGGCTCAAGATGATTTAACAGGTCGATTAATAAAATCACAAAATGAACCTAAGGCAGATAAGTGGGAAACAATTTCTTTCCCAGCCATTTTAGGCGAGGGCGAAGAGGCGAGACCCGTGTGGCCTGAGTATTGGTCTCTAGAGGAACTGGAAAAGGTTAAAGCGTCTATATCCATTAGAAACTGGTCTGCTCAATATATGCAAAATCCAACTTCAGAAGAAGGAGCGATTTTAAAACGAGAATGGTGGCAACCATGGACAGGGGACTTTCCAATTTTAAAACATGTTATTCAAAGTTATGATACAGCGTTCAGTAAAAAAGAAACTGCCGACTACTCAGCTATTACTACGTGGGGAATATTCACGCCTCACGAATCAGGGCCAGATGCAATTATGTTACTGGATGCCATTAAAGGTAAATATGATTTTCCAGAATTAAAAATGGTGGCGCTTGATCAATATAAATACTGGAATCCAGAGACCGTGATCATTGAGGCTAAAGCCAGTGGTCAAAGTTTATTACAAGAATTTAGAAGAATGGGGATACCGGTGATGGATTACACACCAGGACGAGGCCAGGACAAACACTCACGGGTCAACGCCACTGCACCTATTTTCGAAAGTGGGCAAGTATATTATCCTCGAGATGAACATTGGGCTCAAGAAGTTATTGAAGAATGTGCAGCATTCCCCCATGGCGAACATGACGATTATGTAGACAGTACGACACAAGCTATGTTAAGATATCGGCAAGGTTCTTTTATAACTACTTATGCTGACGAGGATGAGATGGAAAGTTATAGGGAACGTAAATACGTATATTATTAGGAGATTAAGACATGTCAAAAAAATCAAGAAGACGAAATCAGATATTAGGAGCTTTAGCTCTTGGTATCGGTGCATCTAAATTAGGGATGCTAGGTGGTAAAACAGCATCTGGGATTGCAGGAGATAAAATGGCTTCAGCTAGAAAAGCAATGACTTCAGATGTAGCTATGAGAGGTAAAACTCCAAGCTTACCAATTGCTAAACCAGATATAGTTAAAAAAGTTCCAGGTAAAATTGTAGAGAAAGATGTTTTACAAAGTGGGCCTTTTAAAATGTTTGGTGTTAAAACAGATAATAAATTTTCACAATCTAGTATTGATAAATTTAAAGCAGCAAACAAAGCAGCAGAGGAAAGAAGAAAAAATATGGGTGCTGGTATGAAAAAAGTTTCAGAAGGACCATCACTATTTGGTTTTAGATTCGAAAAACCCTTGTTTAAATCTGGCGGATCTGTTATGGCTAAATGCAAATTAGGTAGAAATAAGAAAACTAAAATTTACTAATGGCTGAAATCGATAAAGCAATTGAGACGGAG